CAACAATGGTACGGAAATGTATACCTCTTTCCTCCTAGTGGAGCATACTTCTGGGACAAGAAAAATGTTAAGTGGAAGATGACCAGAGCGTCCTCTCCGAGCTTAACTTCTTCTCATGCTGTATGGTTCCGTAAATTGTATAAAGCTTGGTTAGCAAAAGAAGTTAAACAAGGACTCTATTTTACAAATTGTCCTGACATGATTAGATACGAACAGAAGATATTTGACTTCCCTATTTGTATATTAAAGACAGCTCCGACGTTATTAAAAAATACAAGCAAAGGTATCAGTTCGCATAAAACTTGTACATCCTTTTTGGTATATCTACCACCAATACAGGACTCTACAAAAATGATAGAAAAGTTCATAGATATTTATGGTGAAAAAGGTAGACTCCTTTGTTAGATTAGATATACTCGAACGATATAAAAAACGACCATGAGTATCTTATCTGATTGGGAAATTAAGCATCTTGTTGATAAAGAAAACATGATAGAACCCTTTGTGCCAACTGAAGTTAAGGAAATTAATGGTAAGAAGACTTTAAGTTATGGATTAAACTCTTATGGCTACGATATAAGATTGTCTGAAGAAAAATGTTTACTGTTTGGAGGTACACAAACAGGCATGTGTGATCCTAAAGATTTTGATACTGAAATACTGAAAAATACAGAACTAAATGAAGATGAAAGAGGTAAATACTTCTTGTTACCACCTTATGGATATTGTCTATGTAGAGCAGAAGAAAGATTAAAATTACCTAAAGATATAACTGTAATGGCTGTAGGAAAATCAAGCTATGCAAGATCAGGAATATTTTGTAATATCACTCCAGCTGAAAGCGGATGGGAGGGTTATTTAACATTACAAATTAGTAATTGTACCTCCTTATTTAATAGAATTTATGCCAATGAAGGCATCACCCAGTTGTTATTTTATAGAGGTAATCCTTGTGATATTGATTACCCAGAAAGAAAAAGAAAAAGTATAAATAAGCCTGTAGGTGTTTAGTTATAAATAAAAAGCTTTTCCAAACTGTGGTTTTGGTTTACTGGCATATTCAGTAGACCCTGCTCCAGGTCCCCCAAAGTTACGTCCTCTAAGACTTGGTAGTTCTGTGCCTCCTATATCTGCCTTACCTACCGGTATACGTCCTCCTAAAGAAGGCTCATCAAATCCAGATTGTTGTCTAAATGCTCCTGCAGCTTTTGCAGATTTGAAGAATCGTCTTACTCTGTTCTGTTGGTTATTTATATCTTCTACATCTCCTCGTTGATCCATATCAAAACGACGCAGGTCTACATCATATCCTTGTTCAGGATTTAAGTCTGATAGTTCTGCTCCAGATGTGCCTGAGTCTTGTCTGGGGTCGTAAGTGGAATCGTAGAATCGTGCCATGATACCATTGTAAGAGAAAGAAATCATACCTTATATAGCCATGCTTGGTGCAACTAATTTTCTAAGTGATTTCGTTAAAGACGAAGTCAAATGCAGAGGTCTATCTATAGAAGATTTTGGAGCTGAAATAGATAATGAAAAAAATGATGTTCCTCTGTATGATATGTATAACCGAGGATTAGCAGCATGCGAAGAGGGAATGGAGAGAAAGAATTTAGGGATGGAGGGACAACGCCCAGGAATGACAGGGTACATACCATCTATGGAAGAGGCGATGAAGAATTATCCAGCGGTTTCAGTCAGACCAAGAACCCTCTTAATGGCTTTAGACTCTCCGAATTCGAAAACAGGGAAGTAGATCAGATAATGGAAGAATGTACTGACGACTTTTGTCCGATGCCTACTGTCACACCAGCAGATGGTACTCTACACTTCTTCGATCCAGTAGAGAAACCAATTCACTATGCAGCAAGTTCTGTAGAATGTATAGATGCGATAGAAGCCCAGCTGACTCCAGAAGAGTTCCGTGGTTATCTAAAAGGTAATGTAGCTAAATATATGTGGCGTGAACGTCATAAAGGAGGAAAAGAATCCTTAAGAAAAGCTAAGTGGTATTTATCTAAGCTTATAGAACTAGATACTTAGAGGTTCTTCTCCCTCTTCATCATCCAGTTCTTCCTCAATAAGTTCCTGAGACTTAGACACAAGATCTAGTAGCTCAATATCTGTAGGTACATCAAAATCAATATCAACATTCTCTTCTGCCATAAGAGATTTAAGAGCATGCCATTCCATCAAACGTTGGTGATACAAGCTTAACAAGGCAAGGTAAAGCTGATCCCAATTCATCTCACTGGCTTTCATCTCAGCTTTCCGCATGGAAAACTGTAGCTCTAACGGCAGCTGAAATGCTTTTGGTTCAACTGAATTTTCCATTAGTTGTTACTATTTTCTAAACCTATTCTACGACTATCTATCAAAATCACCATAGCTAAGTTCGTAATCTGTGCTCTTTTGTACAGGAATTGAAGGTTTAGTAGGTTCCGTTGCAAAGGTGTTCATGAATTCAGTGAGTATGTAAGGATTTATTCTCTGCTCTAAATTAACTAACGCCTGTATCTGATTTGGATGTCCGGTATACTCCTTCATGGCGGTTAACAGAATATTAGGAAGAGAAGCTACATTAGAATCTACCTCCGATAAAAATAAATTAGTCTCTTCTTGTCTTCTATGTAACAAAAGTCCTATTGCTCTGTGATTTTGGTTAAATATCCATCTATTCATCTCATCTGCAGCTGCATGGTATTTTTGAGCATCAATATGATCAACAACGCTGCTATATAAGAAAGGTTCCCATCCTATTGAGTGTATAAATGAGACTAAAGATTCTCTCATTGAATTATCAATATCTAGGTGTAATTTATCCAGTTCGGTATCAATTACGTAGATCTCATTCATTAAAAATTCCAAAGCTCTTTTCTTAGTACAGCGATGTCCTTTTTTAACAGGAGATCCATCTGGATAAAACTGTGTTCCGTATCCAAATGTATATGGTTCTTTATTACTTATAGGGTCACAATATGCCTGTTCGTTATAACCTTCATACCTGCAAATTAAATCAATGGCTTTAGGAAAACCGGACATAATAGTAATACCTTATTATTACTAATCATACACAATTTTATTTACCATTTCACCTTATGAGACCAATATCTAGCTGAAAAAATATCTGGTTTTGAGTCTTGTGCATTATGTCTGGCATAGTAAGACTTCTTACGGGCTTTTTCTTTTGCTGTTTTAGGATTTTTACCAGCTCCTTTTACACCTTGTTGACCAAATCTTATTATCTTTTCTTTACCATCTTTACACGCTTTTACTACATGGGACTTAGTAGGATGTTTAGGAGTTTTCTTTGCTTTATTGCATGCTAATTTATCCTTAGCTATTTTTGCTGCACTTGCTGCTTTTCTTCTTTTATCAGCCATGATCTAAATTAAAAGAAACTACGGAAACCTTTTGTGTATTCACTTAATATTTCTTGCCCTGATTTACTCTTCTTATATGAATCAAATATACCCTCATCTTCATCATCGTCATCATCAGTGTCTGTAAAGACTCTGAATGAATCCGCTACACTCTTTTCTTCTTCTTTCTTTTGATTGAAGACGTTAGAATCATCTCCAGTAAGTCTGGAGATACCTGCGAATGCAGCAAAAGGATCGCCTTTGTACTCTTTTCCGAATCCCTCTAATGTTATTTTCCCATCCTTAGACCCAACTTGTGACAATACTGCCTGTGATCCAGGATCTAAATCAGGAAATACATTTTCATAAAAGTCATCTTCTGTTCCTTCATATCCTGCATCTTGGAATATTTTATATAGTTGAGTATCCCCTTTCAATCTCTCAGCAGGTCTGTAATCTTCTTCTCTTGCAATATATTCAACACCTAGTAAATATTGATCTGGTTTCTTACGTTTTTCATTTAAAAATTTAATTTGAGCTCTTATGTCTTCGGCAGATCCTGTCCTTAAGGTACTGGTTATATATTCTTTTAAATCATCTATAGTGCCATCAAAATCTTCTAATCCTAATTCTTCTAAAGCTTTATTCCAAGTATCTGGTTCATTAGGATCTAATCCCTTTAGCATATCCTCGGCGAATTCTTCTGGTCTAATAAAATTACCAAATATTGTTTTCGTATTTTTAACTTCTTTCTCTAAAGCAGGTAATATGTTGTCATATAAGAGATTCTTTACTTTATCTACATTAACAATATCTTCAGCTCCATCAAATTGATATTCAGGATTTTTACCTTTTACCTGATAATGTAAACGAGCGAATTGATCCTGATTATTAATATCTACCCCATACCTATATGCCTGTGCTTTCCAAGTAGTGTCATAACCTAATCCTTCTATGGAAGCATCTGGGTTATCTCTTGCTTTATCCCAATCAGAAGCAATGGTATCTCTCTGTCTCACATACTTTTCATTCTCTTCACTTCCTTCACTAACAGTAGGATCGAAATAAAAAGTAGAATTAAAACCTCTCTT